ACGTTGCATAACGTCTTTGTTTTCTAATACACTATCATATAACTTCAGTTTACCTTTATGACTATCACTATAATTATATAATTCCTGTAACGTATACTGTTTATCTTCTGTAAGAATAGGATAACACTTGATAATAGTTTTTAATCCTGCACCATAAATGCCATCAATATTGTCACTAGTATCACCTTCCATTATTCTATAGTTGATAAAGTTCTTACAACTAATGCCATATTCCAATAGAATTTCGGCACAACCATACAATTTCTTTTTAGTTGGACTCCAGATTTTAACTCTGTCGTCAGCTAATTGTAAGAAATCTTTATCAGCACTCATAATGGTAACATTACTATTCTTAAAATAGTCTGTTGCCAAATATGCAATTGTATCATCCGCTTCAATATGATCAATTGCCATAGTTGTTACAGGCAATTTATCTAAATATTGAACAGTCCTTAACAACTGTTTCTTTAGATTTTTATCTTCAGTATCAGGAGTAGTATCTTCATAAGCTCTATTGAGCCTAATTTTAGTCTTTCTACCACTTTTATACTGAGGATAAATCTTCCGTCTTTTCAGTGAACCCCCTTGACCATCAGACACAACTACAATCTTTGTAGGATTAATTAGTTTAGCTGCATAACCAATGCTTTTTAAACATCCCGCAATTCCACCAGTATGGTTACCATTGGAATTGAGGGAGGGGGAGGCCATGAACGCTCTAATAAAAGTGTTCATGAAATCAACAATTAGAACTTCAGAATTGGAAGATCTATTCAATCCTACACTTCTGTCTTCTTGTTTTACGTTGTCAAATAAAGAAAACAACCTCTTTTTTTCACTGTCAGATAGATTACTCATTCTCAGATGATACACCAACATCTTCATCCGTGTCAATAACTGCGTCATCAACAATGATACTATTTGGATCTTTATACTTCATAATAACTGAATCACAGATTTTCATATAAATTTCTTCATTCAAGACCTTGTCATTTTTCATTGTTGATACAAAGTCCTTAGACTGGAACTTCCATTCAGTACCGTCATCCTTTTTATAAGTATAATAAGCCCCACCTTGTTTTACCAAGTTGTTTTCTTTCAATACCTTAATCCAAGAACCATAATCTGCAATTCCACTATCAAAGTAAATATCAAAAGATGCTTGACGTTGTGGTGGTCCCATACGATTTTTGACAACTACTGCTTTACATTCATTGCCAATTACTTCTTCACCTTTCTTGAGTTTACCTGTGTTGTTCAAACGAACACGAACACTGCAATGATAAGCAAGTGATTTACCACCTGATACTACATACTTATCACCAAATGCCATAGCATTTATATTCTGACGTAATTGGTTAGTAAATACAGTAAGTACTTTTTGACGACCAATCATAGTAGTAATCTTACGCATTGCTTTACTGATAATAATTGATTTACCAGTAGCATAACCATCTTTACCATGATCACTTTCCAATTCTACTTTTGTTGATGCAGCAGCAACAGAGTCAACAATAATTGTAAGAATACGATCTTTGTTTGACTTACGTACAATTCCAATCATTTGTTCCATCTTTTCAAAAATATCTTCAACGGTTTCACATTGAACATATAGAAGTTTTGATAGATCTACACCGAGACTTTTCCAGAATTCTGGAGCAGCTGCATTTTCAGTGTCAATAACAACTGCGATTCCACCTTTCTTTTGTGTATCAGCAACAACGTGTGCAGATAACAGACTCTTTCCTGTTCCTTCTAATCCATTGAATTCAATCATCTTACCAACAGGTAATCCGCCGTGAGGACGATTACTAATGGCTAGGTCAAGAATAGAAGAACCTGTACTAATCCAATCACTGATTTCTGCTGGATTTTCCTGTTCATCTAAAAAATAAGCAATTTTACCACCGTCTTTGTTTGCTTTATTTAATTCATTTGCGAGTAATTCAACTAACTCATCTCTTTGAGGAGTATCTTGTGTAACTTGATTTTTCTTTTTCATAAATTTATATAACTAAAATAGGGGTGGCAGTAATATATACTACCACCCCATTACTAACAATTAATTTTAACTGTTGAACAAATTATCAAAAGCGGCTGAAACGTCATCCGTATTTGATTTTGATGCGGTAGCTGTTGGTGACTTATTCGTAGCAACTGCTTTTGGAGCAGGAGATTGAGCATCATCATCAACAATTGTGTTTACCGTTCCTTCTGCTGGAACTGAACCATCTGGATTTAACCATGCGTTCATAACTTCCTTTAATTCGTCATAACTAAATTCAGGGAATAGATCCATGATGTTAGTTTGTTGTGCCAAGATTTCTTTTTGAGCAACATCAATAGCAACACTTGCATTTGGCTTAACACGAATAGTAGTTTCTGGGAATGACTTACCAGAATCTTCTGCGGTACGGAATTCTACTACAATGTCACGTCCGTTTACCAAATCAGTAATATCACCGTAATCAACATCGCTGATGATACTTAGAATTTCTTGATATACATTCTTACCAAATCCCCAGAAACGAACACCTTCGTTTTCTTCACCACGAACAAGGATTGGAGCATATGTACGCATCTTTGGTTCAAACTTACGTCCCAATAGCCAATCTTCCTTGTTTCCGGTCTTCTTCATACGATTTGACCATTCAACGATTGGATCTGGACGATTAAAACTGTCAGGAGATAGATAAGTCTTGTTATTGATGTTATAGTGGAACTTCAACTCAATAAAAGGATTGTCAATTTGATACTTGTAGGGAACGATACGAACTACTTGTTTACCAGGCTTTGGTTTCCAAATTAAATTGGTTTTGTTGCCTTGATTTGTTAAAGAGCTCAAACGACTCTTTAGTTTTGATATGTCTAATGCCATAATTATTTTAATTAGTTAATTGTTTAATTAGTTAATTAAATAACTCACACGAATTATTTAACGACAACCAATTAAGTTGTCATTAATATATACTACCCACCAAACATTTTCAACTTATTATATCAAAAATTTTCACGGACACGATTCGGACAGACACTTCACTTGTTAAAATAATGCTGTTTCTGTAGAGATTCCAGTCCAATTGGAAGGTTTTATCCAAAACACCGTTGTTTTCTTCAGCGATCAATTTGTTCATCGCATTCAGAGTGTACAGAGTGTTGGTTTCTTTTTTTCTATGAACGCTGATGGTATTTCGGAATTTCATTGAATTTCCATCGGTTAAGTCAACATTGTATGTAGCATACAATTCTTTTGGGTTGTTGACATTACACAGTAGAAATATTTTCCCACTGATAACATTGTAGAAATTTTTTATTTCTAAAATGACAGCATCATATTCTTTGGAAGTGGTAAATGTACACAATAATTGTTTATTTTTCATTTATTTAATATTAGTTGTTTACCATCTATATTCCACAAATTACCAATAAAATCGCCAGAACTATCGTACCATTTATTTTTCTTGTTATAAAATCCGTATTTTAAAGCTTCTTCAATTGTATATTCAGAAGTCAATGCCTTTTGAATTGCTACTGAATCTTGTTCTTTTTCGTCAGAAGTTCTATCGTCACTCTTTGGTGTTTGTGGTTCTTGTTGTTGAGTTTGTTGAATTTGTTGGGGTTGTGTTGGTTCAAATTCAATTTGTTGACCGCTTTGTTGTGTTGGCTGTCCGCTTTGTTGTGTTGGTTGTTCATCTCCAGAGAATACATTAGCTTGTCCTTTTCTAGGATTTTGTTCAAAGTGAGAACCACGTTCAATAGCCTTTTGTTTATATTCAGGAGTTGGAAATGTAACGAGAATACCGTTTGAATTGTATGCTTGTCTGTCAGGATATCTACCTTCAAGCATTTTATTTAGATATTGATTTACAGTTTTATAATCTATATTTGATTCCAATAAATGTCCTCTAAGTATTTCAATATGTTCTTGTTTAGAAATATCAAATATACCGTTTTCAATTGAATTGTCGGTACTTGACTTTTCTAATGCTTCTAAAAATATTTGTTTGATGTTCATAATTAAAATACATCTTCTTCACTTAAATTGGAACGGTGAATTTCCGTTTTGAAAGAAAACTTACTTCCTCTTTCATTTCTTAATTCAATTGCCGAATAAAATGGTTTTACTTCTACTTTTCCATTTTCTTCTTCTTCTCGTATATCA